AAAGCTTCAACTAGAACCAAGAGACAAGCTAATCTTGCAAAAACTTTAAGAAGTTTTCATGCAGATGGTGGTTTAACTAAAGTTGGTGGTTACAAACCAGTTTTAGGAAGTAATAAATTTGGATATCCAAGTGGTGGGGTACCCGTTAAAAAAGGTGGAAAAGTATAATGGAAGGAATGCATTTACTTTTTAAGTTACAGAAAGAAATTAAAACTGTTCAAGATAATTTGTCAGGTGTTCTGTTAAATGGACAGGTTGACAAATGGGAAAAATATCAATATATGGTAGGACAGCTAAAAGCGTATCAAATAGTATTACAGGAAATCTCTAACCTGCTAAAAGATAAGGAGCATGAAAATGAAGACACAACAACCAATATCCACAAACTCAAACCAAAAGATTAAATTACCCGATACATCTTTAGTAGGTTTAAAAAAATCAGAAGAACAAAAAGAAGTTACCAACGAAAGCTCCAAATTACCTCAACCAACTGGTTGGAGAATTTTAGTTTTACCATTTAAAATGAGTGAAAAAACTAAAGGTGGAGTAATTATGAATGAGTCTACGTTAGAACGACAACAAGTAGGTTCACAAGTAGGAAACGTTTTAGCTATGGGACCAGAAGCTTACACAGGTAAGCGATTTGAAAATTCTGGACCGTGGTGTAAAAAAGGAGACTGGGTAGTGTTCGCACGATACGCAGGATCTAGAATACAAATAGAGGGTGGTGAAGTGCGTTTGCTGAACGATGATGAAGTTTTAGCAACAGTCAAGGATCCAATGGATATCTTGCATCAATACTAATATAAGGAGAAAACTATGCCAGAAACAGAAAAAAAAGATGATAAGATCATAGACTTACCAACAGATGGTCCAGGAGCCGAAGTTACATTACCAGAAGAAACGGTAAAAACTGATATTGACGTTCCTGAAAAAAAACCCGAGGGAGAAGTAGAAATTAAAGAGACTCCTCCTAAGGAAGAAAAACCTTCCGAGTTAATTAAGGAAGAAGAACCTAAAAAAGAAGAGCCTAAAAAAGAATTAGAAGAGTATAGCGAAGGAGTTAAGAAAAGAATCGCTAAACTTACTAAACGTATGCGTGAATCAGAACGTCAAAGGGATGAGGCAACGAAATACGCAAGAACGGTTCTTCAAGATAATACTAGTCTTAAAAGTAGGTTATCTAAATTAGATACAGGTTATGTATCTGAAATGGAAAATAGAATTTCGTCTTCACTTAGTGCCGCTCAATCTAAATTAGCTGCAGCGAGAGAAGAAGGAAGTATAGCCAAAGAAGTAGAGGCCCAAAAGGAAATTGCTAAACTAGGTTATGAAGAAGCAAGATTAGCTGAAATGAAGACAAGACAAGCTAATAGTGCAAAAAAAGAGGAAAGTGTATTAAAACAACCTAATATTCAACAAGATATTCAGCCATCTCAAAGACCAAAACCTGATGCAAGAGCAACAGAATGGGCAGAAAACAACGAATGGTTTGGTAAAGATAGTGCCATGACCTACACAGCGTTTGATTTGCACAAAAAATTGGTTGAAGATGAAGGGTATGACCCCCAATCTGAAGATTATTATGGAGAACTCGATAGAAGAATAAAGCTTGAGTTTCCCCATAAATTTGGTAAGAATACAGAACAATCGACTAAGCCGACTCAAACTGTAGCATCTGCTACGCGAGCCGTAAATAAAGCTGGTCGCAGAACTGTGAAACTCACATCATCGCAGGTAGCAATTGCTAAAAAATTGAATGTGCCACTTGAAGAATATGCTAAACAATTAAGTAACGTAGAGGAGTAGAAGCATGAAAAAAAATAAAACTAAAGTGACTGAAACTGCTGAAGCAGTAGAGGTTAAAGAAGACTCTCGCGCATCCACAACTAGAGAAGCTGAAAAGCGTCCTGTTGAATGGAAAGAACCAAATGCTTTGGATTCACCCCCTGCGCCGGATGGATTTCGACACAGATGGATAAGAGCCGAAAGCTTAGGATTCGATGACACTAAAAATATTGCTGGTAAATTAAGATCAGGATATGAATTAGTTAGAGCAGACGAATATGAAGCACAGGGTTATCCAGTCGTTGCAACTGGCAAACATAAGGGAATAATCGGAGTAGGAGGTCTGTTGCTGGCCAGAATACCTAATGAGATCGCCGACGCACGAAGTCGTTTTTATAGCCAAAAAGCTCAAGAGCGAAACGATGCAGTCAAGAACGATCTGCTGAAGGATCAGCACCCGAGTATGCCTATCAGTTATGATAGTACAAGTACTCGTAGCAAATCTTTCGGTGGTAAGTAAAAGTTTTTTAACAATTACGACCAACGGAAATAATTAACCGTGACTGGAGGTCCGCAAGGACAGGTCACACACGGAGGAAACAACTATGGCTAATCAAGATGCCGCTTTCGGTCTAAGACCGTTAAAAACTGTTGGTCAACAAGATGATTCCACTGGAATGGGACAACATTGGATAGACGCTGCAGAAGCTAGTGCTATGTATCAAGGTTCTTTGGTGAGTTCACCAGGAACAGGAACTGGATACATTGATATCGCTGGTTTAACTGATGTCTTAAATGTTGGAGCATTTTGGGGATGTTTCTATGATGATCCAACTACAAGAAAACCTACGTTCAAAAACTACTACCCTGGAGGAATAACTCCTCCTCAGAGTCAAGATATTGAAGCTTTTGTTTATGACAGCCCGTATCAGATGTTTGAAATTCAATCAGCTGCTACAGGTGCTTCTGCTCAGGCAGACATCTACAAATGTTGCGATCTTGCTTCTAATAGTGGAAGTACTTCGAACGGAGTATCAAGCGCTGAATCTGCAGACACTTTTGGAGCAGGTCCAGCCCAATTAAAAGTAATGGGAGTTTCTAGAGATCCAAAAAATAACGAGATAGGTTCAGCTAATGTAAATTGGCGTGTTCAGATCTGTGAACATTTATTTGGTTCTGGAACTGCCGGCGCAGCCAACTAATAGGGAAGGAGATAACTAATGGCAATATCACGACAACAACTAGTTAAAGAACTAGAGCCAGGTTTGAACGCCCTGTTCGGCTTGGAATATAAAAGATATGATTCAGAGCATGAAGAAATTTATGCAAAAGAATCTTCTGACAGAGCTTTTGAAGAAGAAGTAATGTTATCTGGCTTTGCTAATGCATATGTTAAACCTGAGGGTTCAGCGGTTGCATTTGACAACGCACAAGAAACATTTACTGCAAGATATACTAATGAAACAGTAGCTCTTGCATTCGCTTTAACTGAAGAAGCTATGGAAGACAACCTGTATGACAGACTTGCGTCTCGTTATACAAAAGCACTAGCAAGATCAATGGCTAACGCTAAACAGATCAAGGCAGCAACACCTTTGAACCAAGGACTACCGTCAGTAGCGGCAGCTTCTTCGTTTCAATCAGGTGACAATGTTAACTTGTTCAACACAGCGCACCCAACGATTGCTGGTTCTTTCCAAAACACGTTAACAACTCAGGCAGACCTTAACGAAACTTCATTGGAGCAAGCTTTAATAGACATTGCAGCAATGACAGATGAGAGAGGGTTAAAAATTGCAGCTAGAGGAATGAAAATGATTGTTCCACCTGAAAATCAATTTAACGCTGACAGATTGTTAAAATCTCAAGGAAGAACTGGTACTGCAGATAATGATATCAATGCAATCAAAAACATGGGAATGATCCCTGAAGGTTACAGAGTAAATCACTATCTAACAGACACTGATTCTTTTTACATCATTACTGATGTACCAAATGGGATGAAGTACTTTGAAAGATTACCTATCCAAACTAAAATGGAAGGTGATTTCTCAACTGGAAACGTGAGATACAAAGCTAGAGAAAGATACGTCTTCGGATGTTCTGACCCTAGAGGTATCTTCGGAGTTGAAGGTAACTAATCAATAAATTAAGAGGCCGCCTAAAAACGGCCTCTTTCTTAATTATAACAGGTGTGTTCATGAAAAAATTCCTAGTACAGATATGGGCTTACGATTATCACGCTAAATTTGAAGTTTTAGCGGAAGATAGCGTTGATTCTATTGAACAATCAATCCTTGACAAAATAGGAGAAAAGACTATAAAATGGGAATACATGGGGGAGAATGTTTATTCTACCCAAGTTAACAGAATAACTTATGAGGAAGTTATCTATGATACAAGACCTATACAAACACAAAAGGTCCTTGGAGTTGAGGTGGCAACTAGAGTATGAACAGTTTGGTAAATATACTCTGGATATGGTCAGAATTGATGACAAAATTAAAGAAGTCATCACTGAGATCAAAC